GTAAGAATTGTTGGAAAGGATCTGCAGAAGCTCTCTCACGCTCACGCTGTGTTTTAAGTGCTTGTTCAGAACCTAGTTTAGCCTCTTCCATGTCCATAGCTTGAGCACGTTGAGTTAACTGAAAAGCTGACTCAGGGTCTGTAGCCTGTAGTGCAGCAGCCATATCACGAAGACCTTTAGCTGTATTTGTATTGTACTGACTTGCAAGTTGACGCAAACGAGTAGCACGTTGGATAGTTGGGTCTTGTATTTCAACTCCAAAAGCTCCAGCTAAACCACGACCTAGATTAGCACCACCCTTGTAAGCCATTGAGCTAAGTTGCTGATTCTGATTCATTTCAGCAAACTGTGCAGCCTTTTGCTCTATCAGTTGACGTTGCATTTCCTCAGGAGTACCCATGCCTCCAAACAAACCTTGAATTGATTGTGTAGCCATAGTGTTTCCTTAAACTGTCAAACCTTTGATGAGCTGTGCAATAGGATCTGTTAAACCAGCCACAGTTCCTTGCAATGCTGCACGTTGAGCTGTATTAGCAGTTGCTTGACCTTGTGCATATTGATTAGCTGCAGCTTGAGCTTGTGCTGCACCTGCTGCACCTAAGCCTTGACCGTATGTCAAAGCATTAGCAGCTTGATTCTCAATGCCTGTAGCACCTGCCAAATAGTTTGTATAAGGTGTAAGAGCTTGATTCTGTAAGTTAAAGCCTTGACCTGACAAGTTTAATCCACCAGTCATTAAGTTCTGACCGAAGGTAACTTGTTGTTGACCAGCTTGTTGAGCCTGTGCAGCCAACTGAGCATCCTGAGCTGAACGAGCATTGTACATAGCTGCCAACTGAGGATTAGAGGCAAACAAACCTTGAGCACCTTGAGTGTAACCAGCTGTAGTTGCACCAGTGGCTAGACCTAAACGACCTTGCTGTTGCTGCTGATTAACAGTTTGAGCCAGTTGTTGTTCACGACCGGGAGCTAACAGTTGCTGTTGCTGAGCCATGTACTGCTGAGCTGCAGCCTGAGGTGTCTGAGCTACATACTGAGCACCCAAGTTAAACAGACCACGGCCTTGCTCATTGATGTTAGGTTGAATACCTTGAACCTGCTGAGCCTGACCTAAGCCAGTACTAGCCATTCCAAGTAGACCTTCACGTAAGCCAGCTACATCAGGAGCTACTTGGTAGCCAGCACCAATGAGTTGACCAGTTGTAGGGTCATAGTTAAAGCCTGACTTACCAAACCTAGTTGTAACTCCAACAGGTCTGAATTGAGCCATCTGTGCAGCTTGTTGAGCTGACTGTCTAGCTGCTTCAGCTGCTTGGTCGGCTGCGTAGTTAGAACCAATAGCACCTACGGCACTAGAGCCAAGGGTTCCAAGTAAACTTGTCCAATCAATAGGATCAGCCATTAGTATGTACCTCCGTCAATAGTAGCTGTTAAAGTACCAGAGACAGTAAGATTTACTGCAGTGGTTGTTCCTGTTAGTGCACCGTTATTAGCATCTGCTTTAGAGTTTACTGCTGACGCAATAGAATCAAACTCAGTGTTAACCTCAGTACCTTTAATAATCTTGCTTGGATTACCTGTGTTAAGGCTATCCTTAATTGCAAAGTTAGTTGCTTTAGAATAATTACTCATCTTGTTTTCCCTGTCTTAACATAGACATCCAGTTTCTGAATGGAGATTGATTTATTAAACACATTGGTTTCAAAGCCAAGTTGAATAACCTTACCTGAACCACCAATGTTAATAATCTTATTATCAAAGGCTGTACCACCGTACTCAGCAATGTTATATTCAGCGATGTTGTATTCAGCAATGGCTGCATTAGCTAAACCAAACTGCCTACTGTTTAAAATATCACTGTAATCAAAGCCAAACTTTAAAGTAACTGGATAACCTTGACCACCAATAACTGTAACTCCAACCTTCTTCATAAGCTTAATGACAGTTGGTGACTGAAAGTCAAAGTAATTGGTAAAGTATCTCATTAAGTATGAGTTAGCATTGTCTTTGTAGCCAGTGTAGTATCCAATGTAGCCAGCCTTACCAAACAATAACTCTTTACTTCTGGTGTACTTCAAAGCTGTAGGGACTAAGCCATCCCATGTTGTAACCCTGTTAGCACCGTTAGGTAGAGGTGCTCTCATGTCAAAACAGTACACCAACTGACGAGCTGGTAAAGACAATAGATAGAAGGCTTCTTTGTCTGAGTACACAGCCTTGATCTCATCAGCATCTTCTAAGCTAATCTCAAGCACTAAGTCATCACGTACATTGGCACTTAAGTCACGCATTGGAGCTGACTTCTCTTGGATGGTACGCATCAATGAACGTACACCTGAGTCAGACAAGAAGATAACATCACCACCTGTGGTAACTACTGAGTCTCTAGCTACACAGCCAATACCTGTTAAAGCATCTGATAGTGTGATATTGTTAGGATCATTAGCATTTGAATACACTAAGATCTGTCTACGACCAAAGATGATTAAGAAGTTATTGTGAGCTGCTAAGGCTATAATCTCATCAGCACCATTAGGCCACACCTGAGATACATCTAGAGTACCTGATGTACCAGTACTTAAGACATGACCTGATAGTAAGTCTGAGAACTGTACAGTACTCTTAACTGATGTATTGTTAGCTGACCATGTACGACCATAAGCACTGATTACACAGTTGTTACTCTGTACAGTTCCTAAGTAACCAGTCTTCTCAGATACACGCTTGTATGTAGTTGTACTGACAGCAGGGTCAAACACTAAAGGTGTATGTCCAGCTTGATACATATACAGACAACCATTCAAGGGAGCCATCTGCCAGTTATCATCTGTGATTGTTGGAGCTGTACCACCACCATAACTGATCTGTGATAGTGTTGTACCAACTAACTTAAATAGTTTATTGTTACCAGCTGCAATAATGTATGAGTTACCTGAATTGTCTATTAGCTCAGCTATAGTCTTAACATTAGCCTCACCTAAGTCATTGTTAGTTGCATGGGAGGGAAGCCATCCCTTACGAGCACCAATACGACCAAACTTATCAATCACACAGTTGTTAGCCACAGTAGCATAACCAGCCTCTAAAGAGACTGAGCTATCCTGAGTATTCAGCCCCATAAAGCCCGGAGCTGCTACAGTTGTAGTTAAGAGCTTAGCAACCATTAGACATCAACCCAAGTAGTTTCTTCATCATATCTGTTACGCTCAATGGCTACAGCATCTGCCAAAGCTAAACGATACTGTTGATAGATTTCACTGAAGGCTGTACCTCCATCTTCACCTCGTTCACCAACAGCTTTAGCGTAAGCCAGCATCTGTACTAGGTGAGGAGGAACCTTTAATAGGTCAGCATTGGCACTGAGGTCAACTTGAGGAATAACTAATTCAAACCTCAATGAATAGACACCATCAGGTTGAGGCCATATATCTACCTGAGTATCATCATTGGAGATACCACTGTAGTTATAGTATATTGGAGCTGCATTCTGTGTAGTACCAATGTAGTACTGTCTGTTCATCCAATTAGTAGGTACTGACCTCATAGGTACATCTTCAGTGTCATTCAAGACATCCACTGTCCTGAACCTTTGACCTGAACCTGTTAAGGTATAGTTACGAGTACTGGCTACTGTAGGTAAAACAATAGTCTGTGTTAAACAGTTCCAATCGTAAGCATCCTCAACTTCCCTTTTAGCATCATTAACAAAGACTCCAATTAAGGAACTATAAGGAGTATCTCCCACTGACGATACTTCAGTTTCTCTCAATCGTATAAGTACGTTGTTAACCAACTGTAGATATGTCGTAGCCATCAATATTCCTTATATCTTTATAATAATATAGTAACACACTTTTACTAGCTTGTCAAGTGTTTTTATTACTTTTTCTTACGTTTCTTAGCTTGCTCAGCCTCTGACATAGCAATGGCGATGGCTTGCTGGCGAGACTTCACCACAGGGCCACCTTTACCACTGTGGAGAGTACCTTCTTTGTACTCACCCATAACCTTCTTCATCTTGTTTTTAGCTGTTCTCTGACCACGTGTAGGCATATTCATGATGTTATTTCACTCCATTAAATCTATTGTCGATAGCTAACCAAATAGCTCCAAAGAAAGCACCTATAATAATGATAGGTTTAACAGCTTTAGCGATCCACTCAAGTACCATAAAAGCACCTGCTGCAGCATTGAAGGCTTTAACAACCTCCTGTGTATTCTTCTCTATGTTGTCTACCTTGGACTCTACAGCCAGTAGGCGATCATAGATGTGCTCGTGAGTAACTTCATCCTTCATTACGGTGTCTCACGAGTCGTTACTGGTGCAACAACATTGATAAATGCCTCAATGGTTGAGCAAGCTGTAATAGCCACCTCTTTAGCCGTACAGTCAGCAATGATGGCTGCTCTAGCAGTTACCACATCACTAGGAATAGCCACATCACGTTCTGCCTTGCGAATGACCATCCAATCGGTGCTTGCCAGTTGTGAGTTGGCATTTGCTTTGTTCTGAGCAATCCATTGTGACTTCAAGCCCTTAGTGACACTTGCATCTTCCTCAGTCACATCCTCCAAAGCCTTTGGCGTGTTTGTGTAGGTGCGAGTGACCACAGAGCCATTAACTTGGTAGCTGTCAAAAGTCACCCAATAGAAGCGTTGGTCTTTCTGCTCACCTTCAACCACTTCCAATGCGCCTTGCTCAATAGCAAAAGCATGGTTAGGGTTTGATGTGTCAGGAAAGAGAGTTGCTAGTTCACCAACTTTGGTGACTGCGTTGTTTTCAATGAGTGCGTACATATTGAGTCCTTATTGTGCAAGGGAAAATTTAAAAGGTACAGAAGCAAATGCGGCATAAATAAAAGTACCACCATTTTCATTCACATCATCACCACCTGATATTTCAAATCCGTTTGCCGTTTGCAAAAATGGGCCGGGATAAGAAGCGTATTCTGCATCTGATGTATTTGCTGATAGATAGACATTACGAGGTTTAACCATTCGCCAATTAGTTCCACTTGAACTTGTACGTTTAACTAGAATTAGTGCTGGAGTAAATCCTAAATAAATAAAGTTTCGGTTTGTGTTGCCATTGCCTGTGTAAGAGCCAAACTTGCTATACCCTGCTACTTCTGCAAAGCAGTATGCAACCTCTGTGTATCCTGTAGCAAATGGCCCATTAGAATAAAACACAGTGCTTGTTGGCGTTGTATTTTGCCAAGTAAATGCGTTTGAAATAGCCGCATCAGTATTATTTAAATTTAAATATTTTCCTGCGCCAATAGATACATGATAAACAACCCAATTGCTTGTATTATTTCTTGACTTTATAATAATCATGCTAGGTGCAACACCAAGACCATGACCAATACTTCCGCTATCAGCCGTTGCAGTAAATGTCACCACACTAAACCCACTCGTAGTGTTTGCGCTTACTGTTGAAGTGATTGACCCTGCTGTGTTGGTAACTGCTGTGCCGCCTGCTTTCCAGTTCCAAGACACATAGGTCTGACCTGAACTTAAAACACCCGCTGGAATAGTAAAACCATCTGAACTAGGAACCCAGACGTTTGAAATAGTCCCTTCAGC